GAGAGGGTCGGGGGTTCGAGTCCCTCACTACCCATGCGAGTGTCATATAACGGCTATTATCCTAGCCTTCCAAGCTAGAGACGCGGGTTCGACTCCCGCCACTCGCTCTTTGCTCTTGTGGTGGAATGGTATACACGGAAGTCTCAAAAACTTCTGCCCTAAAGGCTTGTGAGTTCGAGTCTCACCGGGAGCACTTGACAAATTTGAATTGGTTGTTTATATTTATATTTCTATACGCCGCGTTCGTCTATCGGCTAGGACGCTAGACTTTCACTCTGGTAAGACGGGTTCGATTCCCGTACGCGGTATGAATATTCACGGAGTCAAATATGCCACATCCAAAAAAGTGCGGAAAGGGTCGTCGTAAGATTGGCTCAAAGAAACGCAACAATCGTTGGAAAAATAGAAAGCGTAAACATTAGTACTATCCGAGGCCTTTTCCCTACCTTTCACCTCGTTAACAGCCTTTGGGCGAATGGAAAGACTTTTAAAAATGATAGGGCGGGTTCTAGGGTCGTTAGGCCTAGAGACGTTTTGGCTAGTTTAGTATGGAAACTAGCAGGCGGTTTGGGGAAGCTTGACGAAGTGGTGTGTCCGCCTATATATTTTTAATGAGTGAGCTGATATCTCATAACACATCCCCCGCATTGCCCTCTCGTTCAATGGCAGGACGCCAGGCTTTGGACCTGGCTATCGTGGTTCGAATCCACGGGGGGCAACTTGAAGTAGGTTACATTTTACCCTTTATGGAGAGTACACCATGTACAAGTTCATTCTCGCAGTAGCAGTAATCAGTCTTTCAGCATGTGCAGCAAAGGAAGAAGTTCAAGGTGAAGTTGCAGCTGATTCAACAGTTGTAGCACCAGTTGTTGCAGATTCAACCAAGATTGATACCGATTCAATCAAGTCACCAGAAGTAAAGCCAGTAGTAGAAGGCGAAGCAGCTAAGTAATATTTCGGACTGTGGCTAATACCCACAGTCTCCTGCGGTTCTAGTGTAATAGATAGCACGGTAGGCGTCCAGCTTACAGGTCCGGTGCAACTCCGTGGAACCGCTCTTAAAGGGATTCTGTCTTTTCGATGGAATCCCTTTTCACCTAAAAGGAGGTTATTATGCATCCAAACGAACTAAATGTATTACAGAACACAGAATCTTTTATGGAAGAAGCAACAAAACTTGGGGAACGATACGTTGAAGCCCTAAAAGACCAGATTTCTCGTCAAAAAGAAAGAAAACAAAAGTAAACTGATATTTAAATAAGTCTACATTTTGGAGCGGTTATGCAGAAACCAACTAAGTATGTAAAAGCAACATTGACAAATAGTTGCGTCCCTGCGTGCCTCGCTATGGTTACGGGCAAAACACTCACAAGAGTAATCAAAGAAATTTACGAACATTGGGAAAACGAAGGTCGATATCAAGGAATTGAAGATAACATCGTTGACCAGTATCTTTCTAAAAATGGATACGCAATTCAGCGTATTAGTCACGAATACGAACCTAACAAGTTGTTAATTCCAAAATGGCCAGTCAAACCATTCGCTCCAATTCATATCGTAGATGTGTGGTCAACGAATCCGCCTGGAATGCACGCGGTGGTGATGTTAAAAGATGGAACAATTTATGACCCGTCTAATAAGCGTATCAAAGATATCTCAATGTACCAACGAGTATTTGGAATCGCAGGTGTTTGGAAAGTTACAGATAAGATTTTTGATGTAAAATAAGGGCCCGACCGGTTTCGACGGGATGTAGATGACTAGATTTTGTGTCCAGTTTAGTAATACTGGTAAAACAGACTAAAAATTTCAACTGGCAATCAATTAGCCCTCGCTGCGTAAGCAGCCTGACGAAGTAATCTGACCCACATAGGGTTACTATCGTTCATAACTGTGGTGTAGTATCGGAGAGATGAGTTGGTATCTGATATCAAATTTACAAACTCTTATCCGTGTGGTTTCGCTGATTATTCAAAACACGGAAACATCTAACAATCAGCTACACACATAAACATTTAGTAGGAAGCAGTCTCGGACCAGGGTTCGACTCCCTGCGGGTCCACTAATAGTTACGAATCACAATTTTTTTGGAGAACTTATGTACAAAAAAATTCTTGGGCAGATTCGTAAATTATTCTTTAAAGAAGAACGATATGATACTTCACTTCGTCGGCAATGTATTCTTGAAGAATATAAACTTATATTTGAACAAGTAAGAAGTTCGGACGACTTGACAAAGTTGCTTGCATCTCGTAAACTTATTAGAGACTTCCAACAAGGCGCTATTGATGTTGGGGAAGAACAATGGACTCGCCCATATCTGATGGATTTGCATCGAGCATGGAATATCAAGTATAGATACTGGAAACGAATCAGAGGCAGAGGTAAATAATGTTAAAGAAAAAGGTTACAAAATTTACTGGTGGTAAACTTAGAGCAAAAGAACGTAAGACTCTGGTATGCCAAGATTGTGATGTGGTTACCGTCGAAGTGGCAAGTGATATCAAAGCTGTAACTTGTGCATATTGCGTTCAACGACAAGTCGCTCCTCCCGCTGGTATCAAGCCAAAGCCGGAAGGTGAGAAGTTTCCCCGTGGTTGGGCATTGAAGCAACGGTATGTTCACACAGATGGTAGAGTATTTATTAAGGGGAAGGATACTGGTGAAATTGAAACACCAGAAGCTCCAAAACCAAAGAAGGAAAGAAAGATTACTGTAAAGAAAACAGCAAAGAAAAAAACTCCAAAGCGGAGAAAGTAAATGCTTCAATTACCACCAAATAAGCCATTCCAAGTTATACAAAAATTTCTTCAAGATAACGAAGCATTAGTATACTGGTATATGACATTGAGTATTTCAAAGTCTATTAAGGAAAATACTGATAAGACAGAATTATTTTCGTTCGGTGGTAGTAGTGAAAATATCGCAGTGGTCAAGAAAAGTGATTACGAACAAGTATTGTCTGATGCAATAAAGCATTTTAGTGACGCAGAAGAATATGAACATGCTGCGTTCGCACGAGATTTGTTAAACAAGTGGAAGATTGAACAAGTAATAAACGAAAAACCAACGGAGTAGTTATGGGATTTGAATCTGCGCGATGCGTAGTTCTTAATGCCACATACGAACCGATTACAATTGTCTCATCCAAACGGGCACTCGTACTTTACCTTGAAGGTAAAGCTATGATTGTCGAAGAACATCCAGAGTTGGTGGTGCGGTCACCGAGTCAGACGTTCCCTGTTCCTATTAGCATTGTGCTTAAGGAATTCGTAAAGGGTCGTATGGTATTTCGGACTAAAGCACTACTGACACAACGAAATTTATTTATTCGTGACCAGTACACCTGTCAGTACTGCGGTCGAAACAAACAACAAATTAAGCACTCAGAATTCTTAACCCGTGACCACGTAGTTCCGCGTCATATCGGGGGTAAGGATATTTGGGAGAACGTGGTCACCTGCTGTAATTCGTGTAATAACAAGAAGGCGTATCATCTATTAGAAGATATTAATATGACCCTCTTGAAAATTCCAGCAGCACCTACTATATTTGAATTGTGGACTAGGCAACAGAAAAAACACTATCACTAAACAAGGATAAACACAATGGTTACGGAAGAGCAACTTAAAGAACGGTACGAGAAGTTTCTAGAGTTTGTCAAAGCTGACGAACGTTCTGAGCAACTTCTCGCAATGTACGAAGATTTCAGTACGGAGTTGACCACCGCTCCGGCTGCAGGTAAAACCTATTTTCATAATGCGTTTCCCGGCGGATATCTTGACCACGTGGTTCGGGTGACGGAAACAGCACTCCAGCTGGCGTCGGTATATAAGAAGATTGGCGGTGATATAGACTTCACCAAGCAAGAGCTGGTGTTCGCTGCGCTTCATCACGATTTGGGTAAGCTAGGTAATCCAGTTGAAGGGCCATATTATGTTGACCAAGATTCGGATTGGCACCGTAAACGTGGTGAAATGTACAAGCAGAACGAAAACATTCAATATATGAAGGTTCCCGACCGCGCCCTCTATCTTCTTCAACACTATGATATCAAGATTACACAGAAGGAATGGATTGGTATCAAGTTGTCCGATGGTATTTATGATGAGGGAGCAAAGTCGTATCTGATTAACTACGCTCCATATGCGATGAAAACCAACCTTCCTCGTATTATTCACTGGGCTGACCATATGTCTAGTCAATCAGAAAACGATAATTCACGATTTTAATATTGTTTAATATAACCGTTCAAAATCACTTGGACGGTTATATTTATATTAGACCTGCGCACAATGCGAGGTCATACCAACGTGACGCTCAATAGTGAGGTCACATAATATAGGAGGTCATTTTATGACTCATTTAGTATTTCGCCCATTCGGGTCAACGGTTTTGAACAATCGGGATAACTTCATCAGTACATTCGATAAGATGTTCGATGAATTTGCTCGAAAAGATTTCCCAGAGTTTTTCCAACATTGGGGAGCAGAACCTTTTGGAAAGGCAGCATATCCGAAGGTCAATGTAATCTCAAATGACGAGTCTGTGACAATTGAAGCGGAACTCGCTGGTTACAAGAAGAATGAAATTGATATTGAGGTTAAGGAAGGTGTCTTGACCATTTCGGGTGGCGCATCTCAATTGAACGAGCAAACTGATAAATCCGTTTATCTACTTCGTGAACTCAAGCGTAGTTCGTTCAGTCGTTCATTTAAGCTCGGTGACCAATTGGATGCCTCAGCAGTAGATGCACAGTTTGATAATGGGTTATTGACTGTAACAATCCAAAAATTGACAAAGGAACCAGCTAGTACAAAGGTTACAATTAAGTAATTTCACTTTAACCAACAGGAGGTCTGTATGTGCTGTTGTGTAGATTGTAAGTGTAGTTGCTGTGTAAACCACATAACCGAGTAACGGGAGGTGATCCACATCGGTTATGTCTGGTATCCAACCTTAATTTAAGGAGATAAACTAGAAATATAACGAGCCGGACTGGTTCTTACTGGTTCGGTTCGTTTTTCTTTTGGAGAATATATGAGTAAATTTTTTAATTTCAAAACACTGGTTTCATTTACTGCGTTAGTAATTGCAGGAAGCGCAGCACTGTTCTCAGTAACGGGCATTGGTACCTTATTCGCAGGAGCAGCAGTGTCTGCGATGGTGATGGCTGGTGCTTTGGAATTAGGTAAGCTGGTGGGTATCTCATTTCTTTACCGATATTGGAATGAAATACCAAAAGCATTAAAGAGTTATATGTTGGTGGCAAGCGTTGTGCTTATCGGTATTACATCAGCGGGTATCTATGGATATCTATCGTCTGCATATGCAAAGGTTGCAGCTGACCCATTAAAGATGAACGCAGAAGTGCAAATCTTGAATTCACAAGCACAAACCCTTGACCAAGAAATACAACGAAAGACACAACGATTAGACCAGATTATTGCGCTTCGTGGTCAACAAGAAAATCGTATTGATAATCTTATCAGTAAAAGTACCACGGGTTCTAATACATCCATTCGGTCAGCACAAAATAGTTTAACAGAATTGAATAGAACTGCAAACACATTACAAAAAGAAATCAATCAAGCGTCATCACAACGAGATAGTTTAAAAGCAAAAAGTTTGACCACAGATGTTGCCATCACAACTAATTCAGATATCGGAACATTCGTATATATTTCTCGCGCAATTGGTGTTCCATTAGATACAGTAGTTAAATGGTTTATACTAGTGATTGTGTTAGTATTTGACCCGTTATCAATCTGTTTAATTCTTGCATATAATTTTTTAATGAAACGGGAGCAACCTGAAGAAAAATCATATGAAATATATGGAGAAAGTATACCTGAAGAACGAAGATTGTCTGACGATTTGATGGATACATTAGAAGGAGATGACCCATTTCCTCAGTATATGACAAAAGAAGAAACCGAAGATGTATTGGAAAAATTTTGGATGAAAAAAACTATGGCTAAACATAAAGATATTAATATCTTTTAATAGACCACTTGACAAAATCCCCAATTTGGTGTATATTTAGTATACTACTTAATTGGGGGTTTCTGTGCCTATCAACGTTGGTTACTGTTGCATCAACAATACACTAAATAAGAAGGGCATTACTACTGGCCGTGCTATGCGTAAAGCCACATTTGAAGCCAAGGGTATTAAATACGCATCTGAATTGGCACTCGCAAACGCCAAAGACCTCCTTGAAATCCTTATGTGGAACGCCGACAACGGAGTAAAAGTATTCCGTATGGGGTCTGGTATATTCCCGTGGGGTACCGAATACAAGTCCACAAACCTACCAGATTTCTTTGAGATTGCCAGTACCTTACGACTCTGCGGTAACTTCGCAAAACATACTGGTCAGCGCATTACCGCTCATCCTGACCATTTCGTAAAGTTGGGGTCAACCAATCCAAAAGCAGTCGAGAATTCTATCAAAGACTTGGAACTTCACTCCGAAGTATTTGACCTTATGGGGCTTGATACAACTCCCTACAATGCAATCAATATTCATGTGGGTATGAACTTTTCCGAAGAAACTGCTCAACGATGGATTGATAATTTCCGTAAGTTGTCACCAAATCTTCAAGCTCGTATGGTGGTCGAGAATGATGACAAAGAAAACTCATTTTCCATCATTCAACTTTTTACATACCTACACACAGAGTTGGGTATTCCGCTTACCTTCGACTATTTCCATCATCAGTTTCACCCCGATGGATTGACCACCCAAGAAGCAGCAGAACTTGCCGCCGGCACTTGGCCGGAAGGTATCACACCACTTTTCCATTATAGTGAGAGTAAAAATATCAATGAAAATGTTACAGGCAATCCTCGGGCTCATGCTGATTATGTCTTTTCTCGTATTGACGATTTTGGACTCACGTTGGATGTTGACCTCGAAGCAAAAGCTAAAGAACTAGCACTATTCAAATATCGGGAGTTAGTATGAATACACTACTTGACATTTTACGGGGAACGATATATGTTATTGTATCACTTATAATAATCGCTGTATTAGGGGTTATCTATTTGGGATTTGTGACTTTTGTTCTATTTCAAGAACTTTTCAAGTACCTTAAAGAAAAACTACAATGACACCGCTTATTTCTTTTGCTATTACGACGCATAACGAAGGCGACTATATTCGTGAACTGATTGACCAGCTTGTTCCACACTGTGAACAAACCGGCGATGAAATTGTTGTCGTGGATGATAATTCTACCGACCCGTTCACCACAAGTATGTTATATGACTATGAGAACGCAGATTTAATCCAACTGTATAGTCACGAACTTAATCACAACTTCGGTGAACACAAGAATTTCTTGAACAGTAAGTGTAACGGAGAATACATTTTCCAAGTTGATGCGGACGAAAAGTTTCATAGTAATCTTCTCAACTATATGCATGATATTGTAGATAACAATAAGCATGTAGATTTGTTTATGATTCCTCGCGTGAATATTGTGGGTGGATTAACTGATGAGGATATTCGTCGTTGGGGATGGAGAATCAATGAAAAGGGTTGGGTAATGTTCCCAGACTATCAGACTCGTTTATATAAGAATGCTGAACATATTAAGTGGCAAGGAACAGTACACGAACGCATTGTAGGATATAACACCACAGCTTCATTACCAGCAGAAGAAGAATGGAGTCTGTATCACATCAAGGATATTGACCGTCAACGCAAACAAAACGACTATTATGACACAATTACACGGTAAACAAGCACTCACCTACGACGATATCCAGTTGATTCCTGCATACTCGGATATTGAATCTCGTCAGAATATTGACCTATCTACCCAATTGACTACTAATTATAGGATTAGGGTTCCACTTGTTGCATCTCCAATGGACACGGTATGTGATAGTGAAATGGCAATCGCAATGGCAGCACTTGGTGGAATTGGATGTATCCATCGTTTTTATACAATTGAAGAAGAAGCCGAACAGGTACTTAAGGTTGCCAATAATGTAAAGAACAAGGATTGGTTTACACCGCATGTGATGGCAGCAGTCGGTGCTAATGGTGATTACTTAGAACGAGCACAAGAATTGGTTAAAAGCGGAGCCAATATTATTTTGATTGATGTTGCACACGGGTACCATAAGTTTGTAGTAGATGCAATTCGTACTATGAAGAACACTCTTCCTTCACATATTGATATTGTTGCAGGAAATGTTGCAACTGGTGATGCGGCTCTTAGGTTACAAGAAGAAGGAGCTGATGCAATTCGTGTTGGGATTGGTGGTGGGTCACTTTGTACTACCCGTATCAAAACGGGATTTGGTGTTCCAAATGTGACATCGTTGATTAATTGTTCACATGCAGTCCAAGTTCCGATTATCGCATGTGGTGGTATTCGGAATGGTGGTGACATTGCGAAGGCACTGGGAGTTGGAGCAAATTCCGTTATCCTCGGTTCACTTATCGCAGGAACGAAGGAAGCCCCAGGTCCAATGATTGAGAAGGCAAATGGGTTGTATAAGCGGTATCGTGGTGCGGCATCGTTGGAAACAAAGAGTATCCACGGTCAAGCAACACGGAATGTTGAAGGTGAATCAACTATCGTACCATTTAAGGGTAAGGTGAAGTTTGTGGTGGATGGACTTCTTGACGGATTGCGTTCTGCATTATCTTATGCTGGTGCAAACAATCTTCGGGAGTATTTTCCAGAATATGTGGTGGTGACTAATGCCGGGGTTCGTGAGGCACAACCACATTTACTCTAATAGGAGGATATATGAAGTACCTTTCTATTCTTACGGTAGCATTAATGGTTTTGTTAGCAGGGACAATTAAGAAGGTCCATATACCAGATGGCATCGTGCGGTCAGAACCAACAGAATTGGAAAAGTTCCTTGACCATATGGCGCAAAGGGAGAGCGACAATACTCCGCATGTAGTTAATCGGTTTGGTATGATGGGAAAGTATCAATTTGACCCACGCACGGTTAAGGTGCTGGGGTTCAATATATCAAAGAATCAATTCCTACGCAATCCTGAATTACAGGACAGCGTGATGGTGAAGTATATGAGAGAGAATAACTCTCTACTGGACCGTATTATCGAAAATTACGAAGGTAAAAAGTTTAAGGGAGTTCGTATTACCCGTTCTGGTGTTCTCGCCGCCGCTCATTTGGCTGGTGCGGGGAATGTGAAGAAGTATTTTGTGAACGGAGATATGCATGGTCGAACGGATGCAAACGGAACTTCAATTCGTGATTATTTAGAAGAATTCAACAAGTATAAATTACGGGAAAATTTCTAATGTTAATATTTTTGGTTGCACTCTTGACAATTCTAGTTGCGGTGTTATCTTTCGCAACATATAACCTGTTAAGAAAGAACGAAGAATTAGAAGATGTCATCAATCAGTTTTATGGTCGAACAAATGCGACTGTAAGACTGATGAGGCATTTTGATGACCGTCAAATCTTTGAACAAGATGACGAAGTAGGAAATGTTTTTAAACAATTGGTAGAATGTGTAGATTTATTATACGCATTCGTTACGGAGACACGTAATGGCGACAACAACTCCAGCGAGGAAGAAGAACGATAAGGTCTATTTCACAGAAGAAACTGAAAAGGCAATAATCGCATACAATAAATCTGAAGATTTAGATGTAAGAGAACAATTATTTAGAAGTAAAATACAAGGACCGCTTGATAAGCTAGCAGAGAATGTTATCAATCGGTTCAAATTTCCATATATGGAGGGTACCTTCGATGAAATCAAAGCGCAGGTAGTCTCCTTTCTGGTTATCAATCTTCATAAATTTACTGAAGATAAGGGTAAAGCGTTTTCATATTTTAGTGTTATTGCTAAAAATTATTTGATTTTACACAATAATAACTCCTATAAGGAAGAAAAACGAGTACTGTACTTCTCAGACCAAACGGAAGATTCATTTAGTTTGGAAGAAATGCTTGTCGTAGAGCCGGAAACACGGGATTCTACAGTAGACATGAAGGAATTCCTAAAACTGTTGGTAGAATACTGGGAATTCAATCTTGACCGCTTTTTTAAGAAGAAACGAGACAAGGAAATTGCAGCTGCGATAGTTAAACTCATCGAACGTATTGATAATATTGACAATTTCAACAAAAAGGCCCTCTATCTTATGGTAAGGGAAATGACCAATTATAAGACTGCTCATATCACGAAGGTTATTAACAAGATGCGACCCCAAATTTTGAAGATGTTGAGGGAATTTAGACGAAACGGACATATTTCAGACCCTACTACATATTTCTCATATAAAAAGTAAATCCTATCTATTTATAATATAGGATTTTAGGGGGTCTTTATGGATATCAATTCGGAACTGTATGATGGGAAGAGTTTAGCCGACATCTTCACCGAAATACACAAAAACACTGACAGTAAACGGGCACAAATCAACTCGTTTATTATGAAAATGGTCCAACTCATTCGCACTCCAGAAGATGCGGCTGTGATTGGACCAATTGTGCAGGGATTCTTGGAAGTGAACGTCAAAAATGACGAACACTTGGTTCGTGTCGCACAAATTGCACAACGAATCGTGTCAGTTGGGGTCAAATCCAACGCATCATTAGAGGGATTACTATCAGAATCAGAGAAGGAAGCATTACTTAAGGATATCACAACGGAAATCCAAGACCTTCAAGAAGATGTGAAGGACTTGGATGATGTTTTTGCGGAGAAGTAAGTGTCATCTTTTGGACCAACTGCATACAACATAGATATCAACCAACTGGGAGCTTCACAGTTCCCAAGATTTGCTGTATCACAACCAACCCCATATCAAGACGGATTAGTTGAGGATGTTATTCTAAACGAGTTACACCCACAATACGCAGCTGATGGAAGTAATGTAGGTATGGTGCAAGTACGATTCATTCCAGGTGACCGTGGTGTTCCAAAAGAAAAATTAAACTGGGTAGCTCCGATAGACTCCAGTATACGAGAATATCCGTTAAAAAACGAACTAGTATTGGTGTTTTATTCATTAGGTAGATTGTTTTATACCCGTAGAATTAATTCTACAAACAAAACCACGGAAAGTTCTTGGCCAGGATTAAGTGAACGATTCTCGCCACAAGTTCGATCAGACAATAGAAGTGATGCAGCTCAAATTGCTGCACAAGGTGGTACTCCATATCGTCCGTGGGGAATGAAACAACAATTTAGTTTGGGTGATGAATTTAGTGAAAATCCTGCAGTTCGTATGGTTCGTCCAAATGAAGGTGATTTAATCATACAAGGACGATTTGGGAATACTGTTCGGTTTGGTTCTAGTTTGTTCAGTAATCCAAATACCGCATCACCACAACCAAATCTAATATTTTCGGTTGGGCAAAGTCCAAATAAGGTTACATCTATTGATATTAATAACGATGGTACTAACGAAACTGTTGCTGGGGGTCCATACGGATTAACCTACGAAGATATCAATAAAGATAAAAGTAGTTTTTGGATGGTAGTGGATGAAAAAATAGTACTTGACCCCGCAACCAAATCTACTATAGCGCACCTACGGTCAACAGAATCATCCGACTCTACCAAATACACCGGAGCACAGATTTTTCTAAATTCTGATAGAGTCATTTTAAACAGTAAAGTAAATGAAATATCGTTGTTTGCGAAAAAAGAAATCAACCTAAGTGCAGTAGAGTCAATTACGATAGATTCAGCAAAATCAGTGTTTATTACGGCAGAACGAGATATTGAAATATCCACGCCCAGAGATTTGGTACTCTCAGGCCGTTCTGTTAGTATAAATGTGACAAATGATATAGCTCAGGGAACCTCAGGAAACTACATAATATCGGGTAAAAAGATATTTATAGGGGCGTCACCAAACGATACAACACAACCAATGGTGTTGGGCGGTGAGTTGGCAGCATGGTTACAGAATTTAATGGACGCATTTATTGTAGAAATACCTAAATCTATTGCTACACTAAATCCAGTCCCATTTGTCAAAGCTATAACTGAATTACGGATAAAACTCGGAGCACCGGGCATTCCACAAGCGGCTATATTCAATAGTACTAGTAACTTTACTTCTAAAACTAACGACTGATTATGGCAATACCTAGTAACTTATTACCAATAAATAATCCGTTTAGAGCAGAGGTAGAGGAACTTCCAACTATATCACCACCAACTACTGGAGTTTCGGGAGTACCAAGTAATTTACTACCAGTTAACACCAGTAATATTTCTGGTTCGTTCCAATCGTTGGCGGGAAATATACCAACAGCTAATATACCCGAAATACCACAGTTTTCAATACTAAACACGGTTATACCAGATAGATTATTTACTACGGGAAGTATTGACCAAGTTAGAGCACGAACCCTAAATGCAGCAAGTACATATACCGGTGGGTTACCGGCATTACCAACGCTTCCAACAGTAAATTCATTTATACCATCAAGACCTCGAATACCATCATACGGTCAAATTAAGAACTATATCAAAACTAAGATAGACAGAATTAAACAACGAAAACAACAAGCATCTGTAAAAGCATTAGATTCAGAACTTAAAAAACAAGAAAATCCGTTCAAGTATAGACAGTCGTTAAAAAACCAAGAAACAAAAAGCACGGTTCTTGGACGATTTAATAACCAGTAGAGGGTAATATTATGGATAAAGCATTATTCAGAGCGTATGTCAAGGAATTGGTCAAAGAACAAATTGAAGAATCGGTTGAAAAGGCCGTAAAAAAGATTCTTCCAGAAGTTCTTGGGGAAGCTATTGCAGAAATTAAGAGTAGTCAACCAAATAAGGTAAACGAAGCAGCTACTGCTAAACCAAAACTTTCTCGTAGTCAACTAGCTGCAATGATGGGACTAGAACGCCATGGTGATACCATTACGGCAACATCAAAGAATGTGGGTCCAGTAATGCAAGCTCCACAAGGTATGACTGAAGATAATCCTACGCTACAAGCTATCAATAGAGACTATTCTGCTCTAATGAAAGCAATGAAGTTGACCTGATTGGAGATATAAATGGCTCAGAAGTTTATTGGTATCACATTACCAGTTCGGTTAGGACAAACAGGAATGTTTGACCAATCAACAACGGTAATTCAACAAGTTCGTTCTAACTTTAAGAATTTGATTCTTACGAAGAAGGGAGAACGGGTTGGGCAACCAGATTTGGGGTGCGACTTGTGGAAAATATTATTTGAACCATTAACTGAAGAGACATTAGAAAATGCTCGATTAGCAGTAGCGGAAGCAGTAGACCGGTGGTTACCATTTATTGAATTAATAGATTTTCAAATTACTAAAACAGATGATGAAAATATTATCAGTATAAAATGTTTATACAGATTCAGAAATAACCCAAATGTAACCGACCAAATAACATTAGCAGCACAACAATTTGGTGCACCAACAGTTGGGTTTACAGAAGTTCCAGAAGATGCTGTACCTACACAAGCAGAAATTACAGCGCTTGAAAACGCTCGTCGTATTAGAAGACTTAATTAATTTGGAGTTTTAAATGGCAACAAATCAATCAGTAATTATACAACCAAGACCAAATGTCAAGCAAATTAATTATGTCTCAAAGACGTTCACGGACTTTAGACAAAACTTAATAGAATTTGCTAAAGCATATTACCCAAACGCATACTCAGATTTTAATGAAACTTCACCTGGTATGATGTTTATTGAAATGGCATCATATATTGGTGATGTCCTTTCATTTTATATTGATAATCAATTTAAAGAAAACTTGTTAGCATATGCTGAACAACAAGAAAATGTCATTTCTATCTCACAATTCCTCGGATACAAACCAAAATTAGTTTCACCGTCTACAGTGGTAGCAACATTATATCAATTAGCACCAGCAATACTTGATAATGGTGTTTATGTACCGGACCCACGATATTTGATTAAAGTAGCACGGGGAAGTACATTCACTACAAGCGGACAAACCTCAGTTCAATTCAGATTGGGTGAGGATGTATATTTCTCAGACATTACCGCAGAAAACTATATAATTAATACATTTACTGGTGGTGGTAATCCTGACACATTTATTGTTAGTAAACCGGCCCTATTGGTATCAGCTGAAGAAAGAACAACCACATTTTCTTTTGGAAGCGCACAAAAGTTTACCTCTGTACTAATGCCAGAGGAATCTATCATTGGTATTGAAAGTGTGGTTGATTCGAACGGTAATACTTGGTACGAAGTTGACTACTTAGCACAAGATGTGATTATGGATGACCTAGATGTTACTGATAATGGTGAAACAGGAATTTTACCATCATCTAAGTTACGACTTCGCAGAGTTCCTCGCAGATTTGTTACCAGACTGAACAGAGATTCACGAATGGAATTAGTCTTTGGTTCGGGAACCGATAACGAAGCCGAAGTAAATACGACATTAGACTCTAGACAAGTAGCAAATTCTCAGTATGGAAATACTATAGAAGATACATTAGGTAATGTAGCTATTAATAATGTAAACTTTCTTAATAGCAATGCTTACGGAATAGCTCCAGCGAACATAACACTAACAGTAACTTATTTGGTTGGCGGTGGGGTAAATGCCAATACTCCTTCCAATACAATTAATGTTGTAGCTGAAACAACCACATTAAATGACACAACGGATTATACACAAGCAGAACTTAGTACATTTAATGCAGCAGTGCAAAGTATCACTATTAACAACGACCTACCAGCTACTGGCGGTGGTGAAGGTGAATCTATAGACGAAATTCGTGAAAACGCATTGGCGTTCTTTAATGCACAAAATCGTGTAGTTACTGTAGAAGATTATGCAGTTCGTTCTTACGCACTACCTTCACGGTTTGGTCGTATAGCAAAAGCCTTTGCAGTAAGAGATGAACAGATTAACAGAATATTAGCAGCACAAAATGACAAAGTGTATGTAGATAATCCAGTGCGTCCAAATGTAATAAACTTGTACACATTAGGATATGATACTAATGGTAATTTAGATGAATTAAATACATTGGTTAAAGAAAATTTAGCACGATATCTTGAACAGTTTAGAATGTTAACCGATGATGTTAATATTCTCGATGCATTTATTATCAATATCGGCGTACAATTTGACATCTCTGTACTAAGAAATTACAATGTAAATGATGTTGTCGCACGAAGTATTGGGGCTGTACAAGATTTTTTTGATACAAGTAAATGGAACATCAATCAACCAATCATCTTAGCAGATTTGTCATACAATATTGGATTGGTAGAGGGGGTCCAGACAGTAAAGAGTGTTCGTATCTTCAACAGATATGAATACAGAGATGGTCTTGGATATCAAAATTATCGATATAATATTGACGAAGCCACAATCAATGGGGTTATCTATCCAAGTCTCGACCCAAGTATCTTTGAGTTGAAATATCCAACAACTGATATTATAGGAAACGCTACCCAATGAGAACCATATTAACCGCCAGTAAAGATACTACATTATACCAAGCGTTTGTAAACAACAACGCTGGATTAGATGAAATACTTGAAATAGGTAAGGTCATAGATATATCCGAACCTACTAGCTCGACTGCATATGCAACGGGTTCAGCGCGGTCGTTGCTATATTTTGAATTACCAACCACAGCAAGTGTACCAGCAACCGCTAGTTATTTCTTGAACTTAAAGTTAGCAAATGCAGATAATGTTAAGAGAAATCAACAAATTCTTATTTATAAAGTTTCTCGGTCGTGGGATGAAGGTAGTGGATTCTTTTATCAAGATATAGAAAATGTAGAAGACGGTGCATCGTGGGCAAGATGTACTTCTGCGGTGTCGTGGAGTAGTGCGGGTGGTGATTTCTTAACGGGGTCAACTAGCCAAAGTGTCGTTCTATCATCATACCCACTTCAAGATATTCGCGTAGATGTTACAAACATTCTACAACCATTCGTTAGTCAATCTATACAAAATACCTTTCATGGGTTGGGATTACGTTTTCCAATTGCCGATGAACAAGATTCTACAAATAAAGGAAATATTAAAATATTTTCAACACAAACGCACACTATACATCAACCAACATTAGAAGTTGTATGGGAAACACAAACAGTAGTCACGGGAAGTTTATTACCAATTTCAACACTAAATGTAAAAGTTGTTGCATCTAATTTACGAGAAACATATACAAAAGGTGATGTCGATAAGGTAACTTTGGTAGTTCGTGACCAATACCCATTAAAATCATTTGATTCTGTGCTACGATATAAGAACAAGTATTACTTACCAACATCATCATATTTTTCTGTGGTCGATGTACAAAGCAACACAACTGTTATACCATTTGATAACTATAGTAAAATAAACACCGACGCAACAGGATCGTATGTAATTCTCGATACAGCACCACTATACCCAGGCAGATTTTATACATTAAAATTAAAAGTTGTAAACGGCGATTATTCTAGAGTAATCGACACCGACACTCTATTTAAAGTTAAATAATTTATGGCAACAACATTTTTATCAAGTAGTGTTAGTCCAGATAGTGGAAGTATAGTCAATAAAGAACAGATTGATATCTCATTGTCTTTATTTGATGTGTCAGCATCTGGACAAAGTGCATCAATCCATACTAATTATTCGGCAACAGTGCAAACCGTGACGTTGCCCGAAGAAGGATTGATGGACCGTAGTGTATATTACACTCCAATTTACAAAGAAAAGTTGGACTATAATGTATGGTTAACCAGAATCAATAAAAATTTTGAAGAGTTAGACTAATGGCAGAACAGCAAAATTACCAAAGTAACCTACAAGAACTATCAGATGCGTATACTAGATATACGGTGTCTCGTATTATAGCAAATAAAAAAGATGATTTACTTGATATGGAGGTTCCGGCGGATTTTTCTGAAGCGTTACTCCAAAATAATGTTGAAATTAACTTATATAGTTTATCCGATAATTCTATAATATTTTCAGATGTTGTGCGAAATGTTAGTGGTTCAATCTTCACCGAAACATTACAATATAATGACAACAGTTTGCGTAAGTTATTATATATTGATTTTGCTAAAGTACCAGGATTAGATTTACCGTCTGGGCAATATTCAGTTACACTTAACTTTTTTGCAGATGAAATCGGTGCATACGACAATAGAATCTTAAAAGTCAATAGAATATCAACATCACGCACCGAAGTAGAATTAAAATTAACCGATACCACACAACAAAAAGTATTAGAACAATTTGCAACCCCATTAATACCGGCAGAATTTATAAAACCAATATTACGTCAAATCTTTAACCAAGAAGGGTCAGACGAATTAGTACTACCAACCAGCCCAATAAAAATTAATAGTGCATCACTCTATCAAAACTTTGCAAGTGGGTCTGGTGAAAAGCTTATTCAATATAATTTTGACGATGATGATGGAAGTCGTATTGGTATTAATACTATTATGCAAAACGTACTTGATGATGCGTATCCGATTGCATTACAAACTGTAGAAGATATGGTGTTGTTATCGGGTAGTACCAGTTTCACCGAAACAGAGTTGTCTGAATATGTTGTCAACGCAATTGATATCGCGTATGATGCTGCACTAAATGATGAAGCACAAAATCCACAAAATTATCGGTTTGACTTAATATGAGTACTTACAATATCCGTGAAAAATTTTCGTATGTATTAGCTACGAGTAGTATTGAATATATCAGAAACTATAATTTTAATACTTCCACGGTCACTGATATTCCTTTGGCTATGGCAAATAGTGATACGGAAGTGCCTATTACGGTCAACATAACCACCACAGTACCGTGGATACAAATTGTTAACCCCACAACTGGGGCTAATTTAAAATTCCCAAGTGGAAATGTTGTATTAGGGCCTACAAGTACTAGTGTAGTTTTGGTAAAAATTGATTTACCGCCTGAAATAGAAAATGTACCATCCTCGTCGATATATCCAGACATAAGTTTAGATATTAAGTCGGGTAGTTTTCCTATAATATCTCCTCCTGCGCCAACGGGTAGTCAAGCAAATAATAAAAATACTATAACGGTACCACAAAGTACTTATACAATAGACCCAGGCGAACGGGTTCAAGTCGATATTACTGTATATGATGTTGATGGTAATCCAGTTAAGAATGTACCAGATGTAGTTTGGAAGTCAAATAATACAAGTATTGTTCAAGTAGAAGAACCAGAGAATACTCAAATAGATTACAATCCATATACTCCACGAATTATACGAGGTATATCTTCTGGAGAAACAACGGTTACTATTACCGCAGGACCAGAAAGAGAAACTAGTATAACCTTTATTGTACGAGACACTTCATCATCAGCTGGTCCACAACAACCAGGCGATGGGCAAAATCAACCCAGAACTTCTACAGTGGTCGAGTAATATAACATGAGCCATAGAATATTTGTAAATACCCAAAATGAAACATATAAAAGGGTCGTAAATAATTCCAAAGGATTTCAATTTGGGTTAGGTATACCTACAGAATTAAGTGACGATGAGCGTATTGAACTACAACAATTGGCATACGAAATATATTTTAGTGCCGATGATTTACGGGAAAAGAAACGAAAAATACAAATCATTTTTGACAGTTTCACCGACCCAAAGTTTTTCGGTGACGGTGCGGTTAAAATTGATAAAGTACAAAAATATATAAGTGACATAGAACTAGAAGTAGCAAGTGCTAGAGCTAATACTAATTTAACAAATACAGTAGCTACAGCAGGTGTAGTAGGGACTGGAGTTGCGGGAGCACTTGCACTTTCGGCCCCCGCGGGAGTTTTTGGGGTATCAACTGGTGCACTATTGGCAGGAACTACTGGTGCGTTGGGTATAGCAAGATTTCTTCTCCCATATGCAGGAGTTATATCTGGAATAGTGGCCGTAGCTAATATTCTAAAATCAAACGCACAGACAAATAGAGAAGATAATGCTGCGCCTTGGAAAATGACGCGCGCGGATTTCCCTAATATTACCGCACAAGCAATTCAAAACTCATCTACTCGTCGGTCAATTGAACGATTATATGATGACCGAGGAGGAATTAAAACATTTGATGTTAGTACCCAAGAAGCTATTGCACTACTTATTCGTGAAAGTTTGGCTGATGCACTCTTCTGTACATCAACCCCAAATGGTACGGGTATAACATCACCAGAACATCCTGGTCCTGGTGGAAATGGTAATGCAGAAAAGTGGGTAAATAAAGATGCATTAAAGCGTCACTTCCCATTTACACACGTAACATCTGGTGACGATAGATTAGAACGCACTTATGTTAATGGTTTAATATATCTTAAATCATATATTGAACTAATTGATAACATCTTAAATTTACAACAACAATCATTATCACGTTCACCTGACGTAGAACAAGCATTAATTAATATTCCACTTCGTATTAGTTTATCTACTGCGAATGTTCAATTATTTAATGCACTTTCACAAACCGCTCGTCAAGTAGTTCGTGAAAAAGTACTGACATTCTTTGATGAAAATAGAGAATATAAGACATTACTTAACTTCGGTAACGATAGACAATATGTTGCTGAGGCATGGCGTATCGCTCCAAAAGATACTGGGTCTGTACAATTAAAACTTACCAGACCTCTTGATACGGATATTGCTACAGACACCCCTTCCTTTATCAGTAGAGAAATTGCAGAAACAGTAGTTGATATTGTTAATTTCGCATTAGGACCGCTACGAGACACTACCCCATACTTACGCCCATATAATATAGACTCCAGAAATTATATAGATGGTAAGATGTTTGCAACCAACACGACTTTGACCAGTCTAGGTTTAGCAACAGGATCAGAAGGCGCAATAATTAATGGTACAACAATTTCATTTGACGATACGGTGTTCCGTCGTTGGTTTACCGGTGACTTCAAATCATCAGAACTTAATATTGAATTCACTGATTACAACAATTTTGTACATTTCGGGTCTGCCTATAAGAGACTTCAAGCATTCAACGAAAAGCTTATAAAGATTGATGAATTGACATCGGCAAGTATTTCGTCAAGTGTATCAAGTAGTACTATATCTCTAAAGTTTAAGGCAAGAGAAAAAGAAAATATTATCAGAAACTTTGACCCATACGAACAATTCTTGTATTACGCAACTGGGTCTACAGCTTATTCTGCTAGTGCGTTTTATGTAAACAACGAAGTAGAATATAATGCTACGGGATCGTGGCCAAAGCAAGTAGATGGAACACCATATAGTCCATATAGTACTATCGCTACAAACTGGTTGACGGCACAATCTGCTATCGCTCAACGATACGACGATAATAATCCAAATTATCTTACACTGAACTTACCACGATATATCCGAGAAGATACAGATTCCACTGATTTCTTAACTTTATTTGAAATGGTTGGTCACTTAGTAGATAATATCAAGGTATACATCGATCAATTTCCAAATATTTATTCAACGAATATCAATCCATTAGAAGAATTGTCGATGGACCAAGTATATGAAGTTGCACAATCATTTGGGTTGAAGCTACCTAATGTGTACGCACTTGAAAATCTACAAACATTCAATGCACAGTTTGCTGGTGAAAGTGGGTCACGGTCCTATGTGGCAGAAACCTGGAAGCGATTCCTTCACAGTATGGTGTACTTTAACAAAACAAAGGGGTCACGCACCTCATTTGATGCGTTGCTAAACACATATGGTATTAACTCGCCAGTTCTACAAATTAAAGAAACTACAAGTCCATCGGCTGGAAATTATATCCGCTCTGACGAATTAACATATGGATTGACATTTACTGGGTCTGTTGATAATTTTATTAGAGTACCGTTTGTATCATCATCACTAACGGCCTCAAGTGTTCAATTATCATTTAATCCAACACTTCGTCGTAGTTCTTCATTAGTTACTGCAACAAATTGGGCAATTGATTTAGTACCACATCCATCTGCGTCTAAGTTAGACTATGGAAGAATTCACGTAGTCAGTGGGTCTGGTCGCACCATTATAGCAACCAGTAGTTACTTTCCACTCTTTAGTGATGACTATACCAACTTGATGTTACGCAGTCAATCAAGTGATATTTCAATTATTCAAACTGATGGTGACCAAATTCTGTTCCAAGAATCTGTTACCGCAAGTTTAGGATTACTATGGAACAGTACTACTTTCATTCATGTTGGTGGCTCGGGGTCAACCCAACTTGATAATCAGTTTGATGGCGTTGTAGATGAAGTGCGTGTGTGGGGAGAAAACATCTCAAATGATGATTTTGTATCACAAGCATACGATCCAGGTTCATATTACGGAGCAAACTATACCTCGTCATACACAAGTCTGTATATCCACCTCCCGTTTAGTCAACCACTGTCATCAATTACTTCGTCGGTAACAAATGAGAGTCCTTATCAAAACGTATCTATTGTAGCAACATTACCTGCTAACGGATTCACTACGGCATCATTTACGAGAGTACTAAGAAGTATTAAGCAATTTACACCAATTGTAGGGTCTACTATTTACACAAATAAGAAGGTAGTGGTCGCAGACCCACCAGTATTCAACCAGCAATTTGTTGATGAAAATGATACAAAGATATTAAGTAGATTAACAAGTATTAAGCAAATAGAAGAAAAACAATATAATAGTGGTCAAAATGTAGTATCGTTTGCGGTATCTCCAACGGACTTTATTAATCAAAACATTATTCGGTCAATGGGTGTGGTTGATGTTAATAATATCATTGGTAGTCCACGCTATATTACGGGATCTGGCTATTCAAACTTAGAATCCATAAGAAAGGATTATATTGAATATTTCAATCAAACAGTAAAGCCAAATGATTTTATCCGTTTCTTTAAGGACTTAACACAAGGTCCAAGTGAAATGGCAGATGAGATGAGCCCGGCCCGTGCTAAGTTATTGGACGGTATAGTAATAGAATCGCCTGTATTATCTCGCAATAAAGACACATTGGTGCGCTCTATCACGGTTAATGGTACGGCAACTAAAAAGTTTGAAGCATATGCTTCTGGGTCTGGTTCATCGTGGGATAGTATAACTACCGTAGGGGCATACTCTTTCTTAGATTCCGATGAATATATAAAACCACTTCCTGTACCGTTTGCGGATACATTGCCTATTACCGCAATTCTTCCAATGTCAAGTAGTATTGATATTAAGGAAAGTACTAAATCGACCAAATTACCTCCATTTCAGCGTGTAGTACAAAAAGTTGGTAATGATTATGTAACATCATCATTTTTAGACCAAAATAGTTCATTTGCTACACTGGAAGCATTACCAATAGATACAGAAACATCTGTAGGTACAACTGGTTCTGGATATCCTAGAAATCCGTTTGTCGGTATTCCAGCATCGGGAAGTCTTCCAAGAAGGTTCCCAAGTGAAGAAGGAACATTAATTCCGTTCTACGATATACCACCTCGTTCAGACTTTAAAGATGTGGGATCATTTAGTTATTTCCATAAACAAAATGGTGTATATTCGTATGATATTTACACCTTGTATAAAAAACCGTATATAGTTAAATTTGATGATGGGACACTAGGTCAAATCAACTTAGACTCACCAACAGAGCGTGAACTCTCTCCGTTAACATTAGTAGAAACGGGGTCGTTACCAGAAGAATATGGAAGAAATGCAACATTCATATCTACCGCTAGTTATGCCGGTGGAGAACAAGTTGTTGGAAGTATACTTATTGCTAATTTATTTACACTATATGGATTAAATGGGCCTACGGGATTACGCTTACGCTTATATAATGACCAAACCAAACAATCTCTTGATTCCACAAGAGATTTCTATACATTACCTACAGGAAGTCACGGCGTATTATTTGATGGATTATTAGCTGGGTCAGCCGATGTGTTTCCATATGTTATGGCCCAAACTACTAATTCAATAATTTACTATACAATAGATAATTTAACAGCAAGTCCAATAAGTTCTTCGATAATATTCAATTATTTCGCATACGACCCCGATAATTTATATCCACGCGGATACTTACCAAGACATTATAAATTTAGTAGAGATAATGGAACTTCTATTAAGAGAAGAAACTATTTGGGTTGTAGAAGTGTGAATAAAACATTTGACGGACAATCACCATTTACAGTGTCTATTTCGACAGAAAATACAGTTGTAGTAAATACCTTTGCAACTCAAGCGGCCGCTGGCACGGGAACAGTTAAAATTCCTACCGAAAATCCTGGAATTAGATTTGGGGGTAGAGGTCGGTTAGGCGTCGAATAATGGATTTAAATTAAAATACTTTATACTTATATTAGTTGTACTTCACTCAGGAGAATTTAGACTATGGGATACCTAGACAAATCCACAATTACCGTGGACGCTATTTTAACCAATCGTGGTCGGGAGCTTTTGTCGCAAGGCACCGGCACGGGTAATTTTCAAATTACCAAGTTCGCAGTTTCAGATGACGAAGTAGATTACGGTCTTTATAATACCGCTCATCCACTTGGGTCAAACTATTATGGGTCTATTATTGAAAATATGCCTGTATTAGAAGCAACTCCTGATGAAACTCAAATCATGCGCTACAAGTTGGTCAGTATTACTGGTGAAGACTTAACCCGTTTTGGTAGTATTGTTATCCCACAAATTCAAATCCAAGGTACAGCAATTCCTTCAAACGGAATCGTAAGTCTTTATTTTAGTCCAACCTCTGGACAAACTACTATTACTATACGACCAACCACAACATTCACATCTACGGTATCAGAAACGGAAAGTAGTTACACATTACTTTTAGCAGACAGTACATTAGCGACAGTAGAAGTAAAAACTCCTGCAACAGGTGTAATACAAGCAAATAACCGTGGTTCCATATCAGCAAATGGATTAGAATTTACTATAACCGCTCTCAATAAGACCGGTTCAACCTCAGTAACTATCTTTGGTGGAACCTCTGGGGCTGTGTATAACTTTACGCTGTCCACCAACGCTTCCGCATAATCAACCCCTAGGAATATCTTATGGCATATAATATCTTTACACAACTTAGTCAAAATGATGATATTACATCACTCGGTGGTACCGAAGTTACCACGGGGATGTGGTCGGGAGACACAGGAAGTCTTTCTACATTCTTCACCTCTAGTACACAAGTAGCAACCTCTGGTGAATTCTACTACGACGTATTTAATCTAAACCCGAATGCAGGCGGTAGTGACTCCGCAGAAGCACAATTTGCAGTTGCATATGGACATGTAAGTGGAAGTGGTTCTCCACCACTCAGTACATTAGATACATCCACGTTACCAACACAAGTAATTTATGCACAGTATCGTAATATTTTGTTGAATAAAGATACCGAATTATTCACATTCGACCAAACAACATCAAACGATATTTATGTCATCAATATACAACGCTCAAGACTTCGCCAAGCAATTGACCCTGGCAACTGGCAATTAAACCTTTCTGGTTCAACTGGCAAAAGTACTTTTATTGATGATAGTGGACTTAGTACCGCAGTACAAGGTAATCTAGTTGCAAACAATGTATACAATATTCGATCTGGTACTATTGATGATGGATTTGCAACGGGTAACTCTACAGTATACGGACTCGCGTTCCCAGATTACGGAGTAATTATTCTCCATCCACCGGCAATTAGATCGGCAGTAGGATTTGTTGCTCCCGCAAATAACGGTAGAACATTAACGGCACTTCCATTCGCACCATACACAGGAAGTGGGATTACTACTTATCAAAATGACCACGAAGGTTTGTTGCGTTCAATAAAGTTGGGTGGAGATTTCCAAGCTCGTTCGGCTGAAACAATTACATCAACCAACTATTTCATTCGTTTAAGAAATACTCAGTACAATTTTTCAAATAACCCAACATACTTCACTGGTTCAAACCCACAAAATGTATTAGAACCATTCCGTGTCAAACCAATTTCATACGTAACCACCATTGGTTTGTATAATGATTCAAACGAATTGTTGGCAGTAGCAAAACTCAGTAGACCAGTCCAAAAGAGTACCGATAAGGAAGCATTAGTTCGCGTTCGCTTAGATTACTAAGTCGTACAGGATGGATAACCCATGACCATACCTGTTACTGCGTATAAATCTCTATCACCGAACGAATATACAATAACTCCGTTTCGGACGTATGCTTCACATGTATACACATATGTGTCTGGGTCTACGAACAATTCTGTAGATGTTCAGGTTTCATTAGGTATTAAATTTGACACGGCATCCCAAGGATTGCGTGTAGAAGATGACAAGTATGAATTGTTTGATTCAATTGTACAAACATTCTACTCATCAATTCCATATGCATCGTATGGTATACAATCATCATCGTATCACCCAACAGGTTCTGTGTTTGTTATAAGTGCAACACAAGATATATTTGGTGAAGAAGTAAAACCAGGCACATTTACTGTACAAGTAGGTACATCATCTTCTATCGATGATGGATATGGTAACTTAATCGTATCAGAATCGGGTACAGGCTCTAAGATTGGTCGTATTTTCTACGACAAGGGCATCGCCATCATCAAACCAATATCAAGTATTGCTGGTGGCGGATTAACTAAAAATGGTATTTGTATTGTTAGTGGAACAAATGTTCAAGTGCAACTTACTTCGTCTGTCAAATTATTTGAACATAATATTCGGGTGAAACTAAACCCAACCGATTTCTTATATTCAGTATATAATCCGTCGGCAAACAAGAATATGTTTACGGGGTCATTTAGTACCCCACTAGAATTGATGACATCACAAAGTCTATATCCATATATTACGACAATCGGTTTATATAATCCAGATAACGAGTTAGTCGCAGTTGCAAAAGTATCAAATCCAATTCAACGAACCGATTATTCCGTTCAAACATTTGTTGTCAAATTTGACACCTGAGGATTCTTATGGCACTCAAAGATATTTATGATAACTGGGCGTTTAAACCACTAGCCGGAGTAGGCGCAGCGGGTAATCCACGCACTCAGTCAGAAGGTAAGTTTTCAGTAGATTTTTTACAAAACACTTATCAAAATGAAGTAGCAAATCGTACACCTGGTGATAAGGTGGTAACACAAGCAACCGCAGACAATGCAACTGTTGGAGAATTTAATACCGCCGCATTGGGGTATTATTCAACATTAGTTAATAGTCCGCTTAAAGCATATAAGTCCAGAGTTATTCACAAATATAACTCAGCCACAAACAAAACATTTTTGGATTCAACACAAATAAAGAATACTCCAGGTGCACTATACATTAGTCCCGAAGTATCCGCAGCAGAATAATTAAAATAAAGAGGTTATTATGAAGCCACGTTCGGCTAAAAACAAAGGTAAACGGTTACAAAATGCTATACGAGATATGATTTTGGAAAACTTCACACAGCTGGAACCAGATGATGTGGTTTCAACTTTGATGGGTGATAGTGGAACAGATATTAAGTTGTCACCTGCGGCGCGGAAGCTATTTCCTTACTCTCCAGAGTGCAAGAACCAAGAAAAGATGAACATCTGGTCATCTCTGGAACAAGCAGAAACGAATACGAAAGAAGGAACGACTCCCGTTCTGTTCTTTAAGAGAAACAATACGCCAGTGTACGCGGTTATTCCCGCAGAACACTTTTTTCAATTGGTAAATAAAAAGACAGTTGAATAAAAAATAACTTGACAACTTACTAAAGAGGGGTTAGATTTGTAGTATGAATCTAATCTCTCTTTTGTCGCAAATATTAGGTGATTTTAAACAGTTTGGAAATGGTGAGCACTATTTCCAATGTCCGTTTTGCCATAATCATAAGAGAAAGTTCGCTGTCAATTTATTAAAAAATGTTTTTCATTGTTGGCATTGTGGGGCTAAGGGTCGTTCTTTAATAACATTATTTAAGAGATTGGACGTATCCCCGTCCCAGATGAAGGAACTACGGTCACTATTGTCCGATGACCAAGTTCGCAATTACAAAGAAACAGAAGATGAAGTAACCGACCTACATCTTCCGCCGGGGTATAAACCACTCTGGATTCCAACCAAGAGTCTCCAGTATAAGCACGCTCTCCGATATTTAACGAAGAGAGGAATCACAGGATATGATATTATCCGTTATCAAATGGGGTATACGATTGATGGTCCTTATGCCAATCGGATTATTATTCCTTCATATGACCAGAATAACAAGCTAAACTATTTCATCGCCCGTAGTTTCTATGATGACGGAATGAAGTATAAGAATCCACCAGTTTCGAAGAATGTGGTGATGTTCGAGAACCAAATAAACTGGAAGATGCCTTTGGTATTGTGTGAAGGTGTGTTCGATGCTATCGCAATTCGTCGAAACGCCGTACCTCTTTTGGGTAAGTTCATACCCAAAAAGCTGTTGAAGGAAATGGTCAAGAACAAAGTGAAAGATGTGTATGTCGTATTGGATGATGATGCGCTAAATGACGCACGAGAAATAGAACAAACGCTGAATGCATATGAAATGAATGTCAAGTTAGTAAACCTTGACAAGAAAGACCCTTCGGAGTTAGGTTTCAAAGATACATGGGAATGTATTGAACGAGGAACCGCAACAACCTTTAAAGACTATATTGGTGGCAGGTTACAAAATCTATGAAAATTACTGTACCATTTACGAAGTTACGAACAATTGCACATTGTGCCGACATTCATATTCGACTCTTTAAGCGGCACGAAGAATATCGAGGAGCATTTACTACATTCTATGAGCAACTCCGTCAGACAGATTTGACCGATGGAGTGATTGTCGTTGCTGGTGACATCCTTCATGCCAAGACCGATATGAGTCCAGAAATGGTGGAACTTGCCTCAGAGTTCCTCCGTAATCTTGCGGATATCGCTCCTACCTTTGTCATCGCCGGCAACCACGACCTCAATCTCTCCAATATGAACCGATTGGACAGCTTGACACCGATTATTAAGAATCTCAATCACCAAAATCTTCATTACTTCAAGCACTCCGACATCTACCAAGTTGCTGACATAGATTTCGCAGTATTCTCTATATTAGATGACCGTGAACAATGGCCCGATGTTCAAAACTGTCGGAAGAACGCAAAGAAAATTGCATTGTACCACGGACCTGTTCACGGCGCACAAACCGATGTCAAGTATGTTATTACCAATCGTCATGTAGGTGTGGATACATTTGAAGGATATGATGTCGTGTTGCTTGGTGACATTCACAAGTATCAAGTTCTTCAAGAAAGTAATCCAGTTATCGTATACTCCTCGTCACTTATTCAACAGAATCACGGAGAGTCGGTTACTGGTCACGGTTGGTGCTTGTGGAATGTTGAAGATTGTACACATATATTCAAGGAACTTCCTAACGCATACGGTTATTACACATTGGAGTTGGTCGAAGGTAAGATTAACTTCCCAACTGATATGCCGAAGAATGTTCGACTTCGTTTGTTTACGGGGAATGCTGATACCTCACTCGTCAAGAAGACGACCGCCGCATTACGGAAACGGTATAATGTTATTGAGCTGAGTATCAACAAGAACCGATTCAATACATCCAGCCCGTCATATCGGAAGGGAACACATCTTACCACGGATGTTACGAATCTTAATACACAGAACTCTCTCATCCAAGATTGGATTGAGCGGAATCACGAAACGATTGACGATGAGTTGATGAAAAAGATTATTGCGGTCAACACGAAGTTGAATGCACAAGTCAACCACGATGACCATTCACGGAACATTCACTGGCGTCCGTTAAAGTTTACGTTCTCTAATATGTTCTCATATGGAGAGGGTAACGAAATCAATTTTGAACATATGCAAGGATTGCATGGTGTGTTTGCCCCAAACGCATCTGGAAAGAGTTCGTCGATGGACGCCCTCATCTTCTGCTTGTACGATAAGACCCCACGGGCATTCCGTGGTGACCATATTATGAACAATCGTAAGGACACATTTGAGTGTGAATTGAAGTTTGAAATTGACCAAGACATCTATTTCATTCGTAGAACTGGTACACGGAAAAAGACTGGCGATGTTAAGGTAGACGTATCATTCTGGAAGGAGAACGAAGATGGTACCCATACGTCATTAAACGGCGAAGACCGCCGGGACACTAACGCTAATATTCGTAACTATGTGGGTAGTTATGAAGATTTCGTACTGACTGCATTAAGTAGTCAAACGGCAAATGCACTCTTCATTGATAAGTCACATTCTGAACGAAAGGACTTACTTATTCAATTTATGGGATTGAATGTGTTTGATAAATTGTTTGATACAGCAAACGAAGAGTGTAAGGAAATCTCTGGTGCGTTAAAGAAGTTCAAGAAAGTTGACTTTGACCAAGTAATCGCAGATGCTCAGACAAAGTTGGAAGATAATAAGGTCAAGCATGAGAAGGTCGAAACTACGATTACCGACCTTAAAGAAGAACGAGATATGTTGGATGAGAAGCTGAGGGAATGGCAAAACCAAAAGCGTCCAGTACCAAACATTACACTAGATATGGACGTATTGATTTCTACTTTGGCTAAGTCTGTTGACCAAATCTTAGAATATTCTGAGGGCAAGGTAGATGCGGAAAAGAGACTGGAAGCTATCAACACTAGTATTAAGGAACGTACGCAAGCAATAGTTGATGCAAACATTCCAGAACTTCGTCAGTCGGTGGAAGAGTATAATAAACTTTCTGCCTTATTGAACAAGGGCAGTAGTGCGTTAAAGTTGACCACTTCGAAGGTTACTGAAAAAGAAAAGTTCAAGACCAAACTGGAAAGTTACAAGTATAATCCAGATTGTAACGTCTGCGTAGAAAACAATAAGTCAATTATTGAGGATATGGAGTCGGTCACTCACGAATTGGTTGATTTATATGAACTTCAATCCAAACAAGAAGATGCGGTCAACGAAATTAAGCAACAGATGGAACCGTTGGTTGATAAGGTCAACCTCTGTGCACATTATGAGAAGTTACAAAACGAAGTCCAACAGTTCCAAAAGAAGGCAGGTACGGTTGAGTTGGAAATCCAGAAGTTGATTACTAATATTGAAAAGTGTGACCGTCAGCGGGAACAGACAGAAAAAGATATTGAATTATTTAAGACAAACGAGGACAATATCAGACACAACAAAGAAATTGATATGCATATTGGTCACGTGGAATATGATATCAATGTAAGTAAGAAGGCGATGGACAAGTTGGAGAAGCAACTTCGTGAATTGCATGGAGAAATCAAGGTACTCGAAGCTACTAAGGCTGATGTTCTTAACCAAATTAAGGAAGCCGAAGAGCTTGAGGATACCTACGAGGCTTACAAGTATTATATGGAAGCCGTGGGTCGTGACGGGGTGCCATACGAACTGATGTCACGGGCAATCCCAGCAATCGAATCTGAAATAAATAATATTTTAACACAGATTGCAGAGTTTACCATTTCTCTTGAAGTGGACGGGAAGAACATTCTTGGGAAGCTGAATTACGACCACGAACGTATCTGGCCGTTGGAAAACTCGTCTGGTATGGAACGGTTTATTAGTAGTTTAGCTATCCGTGTGGCATTGTTGAACGCCTCAAATCTTCCAAAGTCCAACTTTATGATTATCGACGAAGGGTTGGGTACGTTGGATGCCGAAAACCTGACGGCTATGCACACAATGTTCAGTATCTTAAAGGGTCAATTCGATTTCTTAGTAGTTATCAGTCACTTGGACATCGCTCGGGATATGGTGGACAAGGTAATTGAAATCAAACGGGAAGACGGTTTCTCGTATATTAATGTCTAACTCAACTATTTATATTGAGTTAGGACTCTAAACGAGACTGTATGGCAAAGACAAAAAAGACTATACAATTAAAAAATTTAGCACAATATGATGTATTGATTGAAGATAGATCTGCGTCTTCTACATATTTTCAAGTAACGAATCTACCACCATCTTTTACTGGTGGTAGAAATTCGTTTTTACTGGCAGGGTCATCCGCATTAAAATCTGCGTCTAATATTCAAATAGAAATAATAGACGCAGATGGGATACCTATTTTCCAAAATCCAATACAAAAATATGTACAAGGAAATTCTAGATTAGTTTCCGTAGAAGTGACAGAAAACACAGCTGTTGGGTTTGCTACCATCGTTATATTGGGGCAGGCTACAGTATTACCGAATGGCCAACCAGTACCACCGGATTGGCAAAATTCATATAATGTTCGTTGGACTAAACAAATACTAGTAGAGCGAAACTTAAGAAATTCCTCTCCACTTATATTAAGAGACACACCAACAGTGTTTTCTGAAGAAAATAGATTATATAGTGTATTAACTTCTTCATTTGTAACCGCAAGTACACCGTTTACAGCAAGTTTGACTCCTACACTATATTCTGGGTTTCAAATTGGATATACAATTAAAGCAGAGTCACCAACGGTGTTTTCGGAGGATTACTTTGGTGGGTATATAACTGGCTCTATGATTATAGATGGAATAAGCGCCAGTCTGTATCTACCGATAACAGATGTACTGAATACAACTACAGCATTTAGCACTGGTGAATTAATTAAAACAACAGATGGTCGAATTGTAGATAAAATTTATTTACGGAGTGGTAGCTATACTACATCATTATTTGGGTCATCATCTGCAATAAAAACCACAGCTCAGTTAGTATATAATACATCAAGTATAAAGGATAATCATATTCCTGTGTCGTATGCAAAACTTCGTTTAGTAAATTTGAACACAGTAAGCGGTGAAATATTTAAATTCAAAGTGTACAGTAAAGTTTCTACTAATCTATCCGATTATAAATTAGTAGCGGAAGTACCGATAGCTACATCTGAATTATTGGTGACCAGTTCTATTCGTGGTAATTTACCAATAGGTGATTTATATGTAGTACCCACAGCATCAAATTGGTATTCTGATAGACTAGAAACTAGTTCAAATGCGATATATACAATATCAGGATCTGCTGCTTACTATAACCCAACAGTTACTAGTATAAATCCGCCAATTACAATGTCTATTACTGATGATGTATTATTGCGGTCACTTCGTTCAGTAATACCGACATTTAACAATACAAATTATGCAGGATATGTATCGGCAAGTGGATACTTTATAGGAAATAAAAAATCGGTACAACTATTCCCAACAACAGAATATACCTTGCAATTCGATGCGGTTTATAAAAAGACAGTTGGAGCGGTAAATTTAACTGGTGTGGACTCAAAGGTTGATATTTATCTTATAGGGGTAGAAGGCACTAAAGTTATTGACAACAATCCTTTAGGACAAAAAATCGGTACATTAACTTTACCGAGCGGAGCAGAAACTTATTGGTACCAAGACCAGCAACTTAACTTTACCCCACAATTAGCTGCGGCTGGAAATGTGGGTATACGATTCGTTGTAAGCAATGGATTCTGGTATTTTTCTGAAATATCATTAAAACCAGCATCGGATAGACTATTTGCACCAGATGAAGCACAAATTTTAGTACCAAACACAGAATATTATAATGAATTATTACAACATAAGATAGAATTTTTTGATATCAATAGTAATTCAACAGATATAGCTATAGAATCTATTCCTACCTTCTTTACTGGCTCGAATATTGATTTGGGTACAATACCATGAAACATTTGACTAACGAACAACTTAGTTTCTTATTGCAATTTCCAACTGGACACAGACTCCAAGTTGGAGCATTGAGCTATATTGAAAAACATAAAATTCAAGATGTTGATATTTTGTTTGAAGCAACCAAAGCTACACAAAATATTATTGATGTATTTAATAAGAAATTAGAAGTGTTGGACGAAAAGAAACGAAAGAAGTGTACCATATACCCAACTGATTCTGGAAATAAGATTCGTAAAAAGTGTAAACAAGCACACACCTGGGGTATTCATTACGCCCCTGTATGGAATCGATATGTTCAACCGGAACCAACCACACCAGACACGGGTACTGATGGTGGCGCGGATGTAGGTGGTGGAGAAACTGGTGGTGATGCTGGTGGTATAGCAGAACGAAAGGGAATCGCTGGGTCACGATTCACATTCCCAATGTCCATCGGTCCAGAAAATGATTATCAACAAAAACCACAAGACGAAGCAATGTCTAGTACGGAACGGATGCGGAAATTCAACAAGCGTCATCCTGAAAAAGTTCGTCAGTACTTGAAAAAGACCCAAGACGACCGTGTAGCTCGTAACCGTGACCGCCGTAAGGCAGTTGAAAAGCACGGTGAAGCTAAGATGAAAAACCACGATGTGCATCATCCAAATGGTGCAAAGAATGGTAATTGGAAGTTAGCAAAGAAAGACCACGGGCGAGATAAGAAGAACGAGAATATTGAATATGTGTATTTGTCTGAACTAGCCGAAGGGGTTGTGCCAAATGGTAGTTGGACTCTTATATACGAGGGTGGTGCCGCAGGACATATGGCACACCCATACGAAGATGATTCATTGTCTTTTACAGATGTAAAGGATATGGTTACCCGTGGACTCGTTGGTGATTTAGGTGCAGAAGAACCAGTGACAGAAAAACTTGACGGTCAAAATATTATGTTTACCGTTCGAGATGGTCGAGTATATTTCGCTCGTAATAAAGGACAAGTCAAAAACAAAGGTAAAAATGCGCTAGACACGGCTGGTATACGTCAGATGTTTGCTGGTCGTGGTGATATTGAAAAGGCGTTTACTGGTGCAGCAGAAGACTTACAAAATGCCATAGACGCACTTCCAGAAGAAGAACGTAATAAGATGTTCTCTGATGGTTCGAAGTTTATGAATGTCGAAATAGTATTTCCGGATACCAAGAACGTTATCCCATATGACAAATCTGTATTGGTGTTTCACGGAACCGTTGAATATGACGACGAAGGTAACGAAATCAAGCGGTCAGTCGAAGATGGTCGTGAATTATCTGACCAACTTACTAAGGTTAATGCGCAAAAGCAAAAAACGTTTGGTATCTCGGGTCCAAAGACTATTAGTTTTAGTGATGCACAAACTGTTGAAAATAAAAATGCATTAAAAAAGATTGGAGCACGTTTAACTCAACTTCAAAAAGAATATGGTTTAGATGACAAGTCTACCATTGAAGATTATAAGACAAAATGGTGGGAAGATAAGATTATTCAAATCTCACAAGAAACCGGACTCGAATTCACTAAACAAGAATTTGATGGTATGGTTCGTCGTTGGGCATTAGGCGATAAAAAGTTTAAGGTCGCTGATATTGAAGACCCAGAAAAGAAAAAATGGTTCCGTCAGTTTGAAGGAAGTGAACTAAAAGCAACACAACGTGAAGCAGTCCGTCCGCTGGAAAGTGTATTCTTACAAGTGGGTGCTATGTCACTTAAGCGGGTTACCGATTTCTTATCAGCAAATAACCCAGAACTTGCGAATAAGTTGAAAGCTGAAGTATTGGATACCATTAAACAAATTCAGCAAACGGGTGATACAAACAAATTAGCTGCGTTACAAATTCAATTAGAACGTTTACAAGATATTGGAATGGACAATATCGTTCCAACCGAAGGTATGGTCTTTATGTATAAGGGTAAGCCATACAAGTTCACTGGGACATTCGCTCCTGTCAACCAAATTTTGGGTACGTTAAAGTTTGATAAGGGTGAAGCAAAGTTAGTTGACGAACCAAAGGAAACTCCAAAAGAAGAACCAACTACAAAACCAGTACAAGGTGAACAACGTACCGTTGCTATCTTTACTGGACGTTTCCAACCATTCCATGCTGGTCACTATAGTATTTATAAGTCGATGGTAGATAAGTTTGGTAAGGAGAATGTATATATCGCATCAAGTGATAAGACAGAGGCTGGTAAGTCTCCGTTTAAATTTAGTGATAAAAAAGAAATAATGACACAGATGTTCGATATTCCAGAAGATATGGTAGTTCAAGTCAAGAATCCATATGCACCAAAAGAAATTTTGGAAAAGCTTCCACCAGAGACAGTATATGTAACTGCGGTCAGCCAAAAGGACTCAGAACGGTTGGGTGGTAAGTATTTCCAACCATATGATGAGAAGGGTCCAAAGAAAGGATTTGCCGACCAAGGATATTTTATGGTCGCTCCAGAATTGGAGGTTGATATTGATGGGAAGAATATAAGTGGTACACAACTTCGTGCAATCTTTGGTAACCCAAACATTACCGATGAAGTCAAGCAGGAAATCTTCGCAAAGGTGTATGGTAAATTCGACCAAGATATATTCAACAAAGTGGTCAAAACAACTACTAAGTCAGAAGAAGAATTAAAGATTACCAAGCAATTTGCAGAACCAGAAAAAGCAAAACAAAAACCAGAAGCTCCAATAGAAAAGAAACCACGAGTTAAAAAACCAGTGGATACCACTACAAGTGATGATGCATCACAATATCAGCCAGGCGAAACGTGGCAAACTGCTGGTGGGAACTTCGGTGGTAAAAATAAAAAGAATCAAATTAAGTATTTCGGGTCAGAAGAAAAAGCTAAGGCATTTGCAACCAAGTGAGGTTATATGTTTAAAAATGAAGAAGCATTAAATGATGTTCGTAAGAAAGTAGCAGAAAAGTTAAATAAAGACGGAAACAGACTAGTCTTTGGTTGGAGAGGAGAGGCTGAACCCACTCGTAAAGAAGGTGATGTGTGGGAAGATGTCAATGGTAAAAAGTGGACTGTAAAAAATGGTATTCGTCAAACTGTAACTAAGTTAGACGATGCTAAAACTCCACATTGGTGTCCTAAATGTAGTAAGCCAATGAATCACCGGTTTGATATCAAGTTCTGGCGTATCCGTGGTCATTGTTATGACTGTAATATCAAATTAGAAACAGAGCTTCGTCGTCAAGGTAAGTGGAAAGATTTCGAACAAAAAATGATGCTACGCAATTATATCTCAGCGGCAAAAGACAGACTCCAAGAATTACAACATTACCTCGACAATCTCAGTAAACCAGAATATCTGCTAATGAATGAGCATGAAAAAACTGTATTGATGTTTGAAAAGTGGGATATTGATTTAGACACTGTAAGAAAAGATTTAACGGATGAAATTGAATTAATCAAAAAAAATTTGGCAGAAACCATAGAACAGTACGGTACTGGAGAAGATAATGAAACTTAAGCTGTTAGGATTATTACTAGCATTTGCAGGAGTTTTATATTGGCAAGACTCCACCAGCGATGACGCAATGGACAAGTACATTGAAGAGTACAAACAATTTCAAGCAAAAGCAGATTCGGTCACTGAATTGGCAGATAGTTTGAAAGTAGAGATTACTATCGCAGATAATGAATCTCGTGCCGCAGAAAGTCGTGCAAAAGTATTAGGTAGTCAAGTTAATTCATTGAAAAATGAAACTTTGAGTATGGAAGAACGAGCAGAAGTAATGAAGGAAACGCTTCTTGACACATTAGAACTAGCTCGTCAAGTATTACCATTAAAAGACTCGATTATTGCAAAGCAAAAGGAAACCATTACTGCACAAGGTACACAAGTCACAGAACTTGAAAGTGCATTACAAAGTAAGGATACTGCATTAAAGTTAGCACTAATGCGCGGTGATAGTCTTCAAATGGTGGTCAACCTTATTCCACCTGCCCCAAAAAATCCTAACCGCATGTTTGGATTTAAGTTACCAAGTCGTAAGGCATCGTTTGCAGTTGGTTTAGCAATGGGACTTGGAGCGGGGATTCTTGTAATCAAGTAGAGGTTTTATGAACGCAACATCACAACAGTTACGTGACAAAATTAAAGAAGAGTTTAAGAAATGTGCAGTAGACCCGGCATACTTCTTATCACGGTATTCATACATTCAACACCCAATCCGTGGTCGGGTGTTGTTTGATTTATACCATTATCAGAAAGATGCACTGAAAGATTTTGAGAACTGTGATTATAATATCGTTCTGAAAGGTCGTCAGATTGGTATTTCCACATTAGTCGCGGGATACTCATTGTGGTTGATGCTATTTCACAAAGATAAAAACATTCTTGTTATCGCAACCAAGCAAGAAACTGCAAAGAACTTGGTGACAAAGGTTAAGTTCATGCATCAAAATCTTCCAGTATGGTTACGGGGTAACGTCATTACAGACAATAAGTTATCATTACAATTTGGTAACGGGTCACAGATTAAAGCAGTTGCCTCCAGTCCCGACGCCGGCCGTTCTGAAGCACTGTCTCTTCTCATTCTTGACGAAGCTGCATTTATTGACGCAGCAGATATTATTTGGACCGCAGCATCCAGTACATTGTCAACGGGTGGTAAAGCAATTCTATTGTCTACGCCAAACGGTGTTGGTAACTTCTTCCATAAAATGTGGCAACAAGCAGAGACAAATGCCAATAATTTTAATACTATCTTATTAGATTGGAAAGTTCACCCAGAACGTGACCAAGCATGGCGTGACCGCCAAACAGAACTGATGGGTGAACTACAAGCAATTCAAGAACATGATGCATCATTCATATTCTCCGGTAATACGGTTATCCCTGCAGAAATCATAGAGTTTTATAAATCGTCGTTTGTTCAAGAACCAATATCTAAAGAAGGATTTGATGGAAATCTTTGGATATGGGAATATCCTAGTCCGTCTAAAACTTATATTGTTTGCGCAGACGTTGCCCGCGGAGATGGTGAGGATTATTCAACTTTCCATGTAATTGATGTAGAAACCTCTACCCAAGTCGCAGAGTACAAGGGAAAAGTAGAAACTAAGCAGTTTGGAAATATGTTGGTGTCTATCGCAACACAGTATAATGACGCACTCCTTATCCCAGATAACAGTAGTATTGGATGGAACGCAA